CATGGTTTCTCTCTTAATAGGAGTGAGTTTAGAACCACCCTTAAAGAAATGGAATAGTATCCTTGCTTCATGTTCTAGTTTAGAATGCTCAGTACCTGCAGGTGCTTCGTTCTTACGGTAAGGTACGTCCTCACCTAATGGAACCACTGGTACTACTGATTCATCAAAGTTAATAATGAATACAGAGACCAAAGCATCGCTTTTATTCTTACGAAGGATGTTAATCTTCTCCGCTTTAGTCTTCGCATTGTGTGCCTTCTGAAGCACCTCAGATAATAAAAGTTTCATAACTTAATCTTCTTCGTCATCTATTGTATCAGATACATCGGTAAAACGCAAGTATAGTATCTCATCAGGAGATGCTAGTTCGCCATCTGCACCGTACATCTCAGGATGTATGACCTCAGCAGCGTAGTCTGCCTTCTCTTCCCATGTATCAAAAACATGCTTTAGGTTCCATGATACCACAAATCCTAGTAAAAAGGAACCTATTGTTAGGAAGAACGCAAGATAGTAAAAAGAAATCTGATCCATGGTTGTTCCTCCAATTATGTCTGCCATTATTTAGTACGTTTCTTTTTGTTCTTTGCTCCCTTAGGTCTGCCTGGTTTTCTGGTCTCATGGTATGACAATGCTTCATCCCTTACCTTCATTAGGTACTTGAGAACTTTCCTAGCATTTGCCTTTGTAACATGACCATATGCTTCCTTTAACATCTTATCACCATGAAGATAACCGTCTAGTTCTTCTATGGTTGACTTGATCTCACCGAAAGGAGAGGACTCTAACAACTCAGTAGTTTGCCTACGAGTATACTCATGTCCCTTAAGGTAACCATCCATACTAAAAAGAAACTTACCCTCTAACATTGCTGTGTCTAATGCTTTATCAAGCAATGAGTAAAGCATTTCATTAGCGGGGTCATAGTTTTTCATGTCAAATTAATTTAGTTTCTCTCAGATATCTAACTGTTTCAGTACAACCACCCATCTTCTGACCGTTGATCACGACTTGAGGAAAGGTAGCACCTGATCCAAACTCTTGTTTAAATTGTTCTCTGGTGTACTGAACGTTAAGTTGGTACTCTGTGAATCCCCAACCGTTCATATTATACACCTCTTTTATTTTTGTGCAATAGGGGCATCCAGGTCTTGTATATATTACTGTGCCACCAGGTGATTTGCTCATAGTTCTCCAAGGAAATAAAAAAGGGGTGTTCTAGACACCCCTATTTAGTTTGTTATATTCTAACTGTTTTAGAATGTGAACTTAGTTCCGATCTTACCAGAGAAGTCGATGTCGCTATCGTTAGATACACCGTAGATCTCACCATAAAGACCAACCTTTTCTGTGATCTGCTTAGATCCACCAAGGTAACCTGCGATTTCTACATCACCGAAGTCATCAGTTGACTCAGTGTGAGTTACAGTAGGTCCTACAGATGCATACCAACCGATTCCACCAGGAGTTTCTCCTTCGTAACCGATTTGTGCTTCTAAAGCACCAGATGTGTAATCTCCATCAGGATATGAACCGTTTGCCTCTAGGTTCACATAAGGACCAGCAAAAGCTGCACCAGATACGAGTAGAGGAGTTGCTGCAACTGCAGCGATTGTTGATTTGATATTCATGTTTATTGTAGAGTGTCTCGCAAGCAATAAAAAAACCTGCGGATGTTATTTACCCCTCGACATGGGGTTTTTCTTACATCAACGCAGGGTTACGATCTTTCGAGTCCTGTGAAGTTATGTAAAGTTATTTATACAACTGGCACACTAAGGTATGTGACAGTTGTAACAATATCAAGATAATAGCACATGGTTAAGAGGATGTCAAGCGATCAATTAAAAATTGTCTGTGGACTCTCCTTTTTGCTTGCTTTGATACGTTAAAAGCAATGGTGATCCTTTCTTCGTCTGAGGTTTGCTCCTCAACCATGTGTTCAGTATCTGATGGGAAGAAAACCATCGTCCCTTCTTTACCTGCATACTGTACACCACTTTCGGTAAAAATGGTAGGGTGTTCATGATTCTTAACATAAATTACCCCTGAGACAGCAGCACTATGGATGTGTGGTGGATTGTAGTCTCCTTTGTATGCAAAGTTTGTCCACACATCATAAGCATCAAAGTGTCCATTATATCTGCGTACGAAATAGTCACGATGATATCCACCGAACTGTGCAGCAACCAACCTAAGGATCAATGCCAACCAGTATGAATTGTCCACCATCTGAACTGGCACTGCACATTGATAGTTGTTACCACGTTCACCCTCGTTACTGAACCCTGCATTCTCATGTTGCTTGAGTGCTGCTAGAGGATGTTCTTTTATTTTCCTACATGCTTCTGCCATCAACCAAACCTCTCCCACTATAGCAGGAGGTAACGTGACCATGAAAATATCAGGTCCTATGGTTTCTACATTGATGTCACAGTTCATTTCTTAGAAAAGATACCTAATCTTATAAGAACGTACATAATAGTCACTGTCCAGAATAATGTGTACCACATACTAACTCTTCCTTAAATTTTCTCTAAACTTTTGTGCTTGTTCTTGAGACACCATGTCCTTCTCAAACTCTTCTATCTCTTCATCAGTAGAGATCTGTTCAGTAGGTAGAACAGGTGGTTTCATATCTATTCTATCTAACTCTGCAAAAGCACCACGATAGTACTTCTTGATACGTTTAAGCATCTTCCTACGTCCTGCAGAATCATCGGGGTACTTCTTAAGTACCTTATGTAATGCTGCTAGTTCTCTAGTAGAAGAAAGGAGATCACGGTCTGCCTTAGTCTTCTTCTCTCCAAAACCATCACCCATTAGGTCACCTCATCTATAGTAATTTTAAATTTAATCCTTTCTACTTTGTGTTGACAAAGTAACCAGATGTTTGAGTTCCTATTATGTGACTCCTGATAAAATGCTTCTCTCGGTGTGAAAGTATTATCATCGTCATCATCAGAGGATCTAACTGGAACAATAACCTCATTAGGGAATGAATAACTTGGATCATCCTTAGGAAAATAAGGTGTCTGTCCAGGCATTGCTTGGTATGTACCACCCTTCGGTTGCTCAGGTGGCCATTCTAACTCAAATTGTTGTCCTTGGCAATAGGCAGAACCTGCATTGACCACATCAAATAGTTCTACCACTGCACCCCAGTAGTCTCGGTCACCATCACCACTGTCCTCAGCATATGGCCAGATTGCTATGCGTATCTTACCTGTAGGATCAACATCAGTTGCTGACATGTTAGAACCACTAGCATCTTTACCTAACACATAGTCATGCATAAAACATTGCTTACTATACATTCCACCATAAGCAGATCCAGAAGTACCACCATTCCATGCTCCGATACCTGCTGAATAGAACGCATCGATATCATCAATAGCATCTTGTGCATCACTAGCAGTGGTGACTGCTTCTTGTATGTACCATGATGTCATACCAGATCCAAAGGAATGGTGTGCCCACTTATCTAACTTACCATTAAGGTTACTGGAACCTGATAGTTCGTTAACTGGTTTGACTATCAGTCCTCTACCATGTTCGAACAGTGTATTGTAGTAGCAACCAAGATCATACTGATCCTCCCATGGTCTATAGTGATCAACACGGGAAGAAATAATATGCCCGTTACGATTGATGATGGTGCCTGGTAAGTTTACTGTGTTCTCATACAGTGGGTAAGGACATGGATCCAATCCCATACATCCACCCTGCATGGTTGGATTACCTGAGAAGTATGCGTCTTTAAACTCAGAGTTCTGACCCTCTGATGCTTCATAGAGTTGACTGTTCCAATTATTATTTGTATTAACCTGTCCGTTATCCCAGACTGTTACCTTGACTGACCAGTCATTTGTCTGATGATTCCATAACTGTATAGACATCTTCTTAATAGAAGCACCTATAGGACTGTTAGAGTTAACCTCAGTACCTTGGCGACCTACCTCATCACTAGAGATAGCACCCAACTGGAAGGTAACTGGTGTCTCAAACTCCTGTCTAGATGTCTCGAACAGTGCCATAGTCACCTGTATGTTACCAAATGGAGGACCAGTAATAATATCCTCTGCCTTTAGAGTAAGAGTATCACCTTCACTTAAAGAGAATGAAGTACCTATATTATATCCTACGTCTGGCCATGTAGCTATCTCATACGTTTCATCTACAACAGAAGTGGATCCATTCTTCTTCAGTGTAAACCTGAAAGTCATACAGTCAGTGTCTGTGTTAGTAATGATAGAACCAAATGCTTTGAGTTGGAAAGTACCTGACCTGAGTGCCTTGATAGTCTGAGTTCTATTAATCTCTATAACATATCCACCAGAGCATGTACCACAATCAATGTTTACACCAGTAGCACCGTAGGTAGGATTAGCTGAACCACATTGAGATCTAGTCAGTGCGACATCCATAAACTCACCATCGAATGTTGCAGTAGCACACTCATCCTTAGTCTTGATAGGTATAGTAGTTCTTGGTGGTGCTTCACCTTCATAGAGGTAACACTGTACTCCTTCGTATCTGTATGCAGAACCTGGTGCTAGTACTTCATAGTGTACTTTAAAATCTGTGTAATCATCATCACCATTAAGAAGATCCTCCCACCACTGCCAGTTGTCACCAACCCATCGTGTCTTAGTTCTATTATCAGGATTCATGTATGGATCTGAGAAGAATACCCAACCACTCTGTGCACTACCACCAGATCTCTTCCATCCAGAACCATCTGCAGTGAATGTAGGACTATCATTGTCACTCACACCATAATTGTTACCATTAGGTATGAGATAGAATCCCATCTGTTTGTTTGGATATTGTTTCAGAACAGTCAGTGGTATCTCAAACTGTCCGTAAGCATTATTGACATTAACATTAGCCTTGATAGTCTTAGTCCAGTATATTTCAGTGGCAGTTTCATTAGCGATATAAACACCCCATGAGTTTTGATACGCTGCACTAGGTTTGACCATCTTATAACTGACAATCCATGATGTCTTAGGGTTGTTAGGTAATCTATAAGTTAATCTCTGACCATACACAGGTGGTTGCTCAATATCCATCTGCTGTAATGAATACATGTGATCGTTCAGTGTTGCAACTGAACTAGGAGCATAGTATCTGTGCAATTCTCTAATAGATTCTCTTTCTCCTACATATGGAATCGCATCCTCTTTATTTCTGAAAACATATCCAAGTATCTCTCCTTGAGTCATACCTTGTGCGTCCATGGTTGCACGTTCACCTGCACCAGTAGTATCAGGTGAACCTGGATTGGTAGTCAGGAATGTATCAACGTTGGTTGGTGAGTAGAATCTATACAAAGGTATAGACCCTCTTGCTTTTCTATCCAAGATATAGAAAGAAGGATCAGCATTAACTAAACTATACCCTGCAGGTGCTATTGCTTCTCTACCATAGCGAGTGTCTTGACCTGAACCTGGTCCTTCTATAATAGTTACCTTAACATTAACAGTACCTTTACCACCATTCCATGAATGATTCCATGTAGTACCGACAGCTGGCATGGTACCAGTGAATGATTCTACCCACCATCTACTATCATACTCACCACCATCATTGATCGGTGTGACCTTGACTGTTATTGTCAGTCCATTAGCAGTAAAAGTTTGTGTCTGTGTAGCTGTACTATTAAACACAGCGTTACCACCCTCACACCTTACCTTCTCTTGGTTCCAGTTACCTGATGTATCTGTAGTACATAGTCTCTTATTATGGAAACCATTACCGAAAGGCATGATCTGTACATTACCTGGTGCATCACCCTTCTTGTACTCATAGATAGGAACTCTTTGTGGGAAGCAATTCTTCACACATATCTCACCACTGTCTGAGTTCTGTCCTCTAAAGTATTGTGTATCACAATCAGCAGCAGGTGCTCTCCATGTACCTGAGACATATGGTTTAAAGATACAATCGATAGCATCCTTAACACACTCACCCCACTCTTGATCTCCTGGATCATCTCCTAGATCACAATATAATTCTTCACCTGTAAGTATGACAACATATATGTTCACCTTCATTGGATCTTCAGACTTACGAACAGTCTTCTCTGCTAGACCCAAGATTACTCTGTCACAATCGCTACCCCTACCAACAAAAGGACCATCTGGTTTCCATGGTACTGGTAGATCCCATGTCCAATCGTTAGGGCAGAAAGGAAACTCCAATGAAGGAAATGCTTTCTTAATTGGTTCTAATAATTCACAAGGATCTATAGGACCAACTATAGTTGGATCATCGGGTACATCTGGTGGTACTACTGGTGGTGGAGGTGCTACAGGATAACACCTTGCAACTATTGTTCTTATTACTTCGCCTGGATCCTCCTCTGGTGCAGGGATGGGAGGTCCTTGTGTAGTTCTTGGTATGTCAGGTGTAGTATCTGGTATTAGTACTGGTGTTACAGGACCGTAGCAATTACCAACAACTTCTCTTACATCCTGACCTGGTAGTGTTGGTACTGGTGGTTCGGGTGAACCTTGTGTCTGTTGAGTGTTCTGTCCTGGAATAGCAGAATCAGGTAGCAAAGGAATACCATCCCCTGCTACCCAAACATTATCTCCTGATCCTCCGTAACAGGTATGTCCTGTGACACTCATTACAATTTAGTCTTTCTTTTTATTTATTTGATTCCAGTAAGGGTTCTTTTTCTCTTTCCAATCTGCATACATCTGTCCGAATATCATACCCTCGTGCGATTTCATATCTCTACCATCTAATAATTCTATTTGTTGTTTAGACAACTGACCTTCCATCATCTGTTTATACTCTTCTGGAAACCCCTCGATGTGTCTCTTAATATCCATAGGTTTCTGGATGTCATCATGTGTGTCTGCATCATTTAACATTTTAAAAATCCTCCTGAGGAAAAAAATACCCCGATTTTTTTTCGGGGTATTTGGTAATCAAAAAGTGAATTTGGTTTACCCAATGCTAGGAGCAGCAAGTAAAGCAACTTCGGAAGTCTCAGCAGATGCTAAGTCTAATGGGAAGTTGTGTGCATTTCTTTCATGCATAACTTCCATACCTAAGTTTGCTCTGTTTAAAACATCGCCCCATGTTGGAACGACCTTACCGTTTGCATCCACAACTGATTGGTTAAAGTTAAATCCGTTAAGGTTAAATGCCATTGTGCATATACCCATAGAAGTTAACCAAACACATACAACTGGGAATGTAGCAAGGAAGAAGTGTAGTGATCTACTGTTGTTAAACGATGCATACTGGAAGATTAATCTACCGAAGTATCCATGAGCAGCAACGATGTTGTAGGTCTCTTCTTCTTGACCAAACTTGTAACCATAGTTCTGAGACTCAGTTTCTGTTGTCTCTCTGATTAGAGAAGATGTAACTAGAGAACCGTGCATAGCACTAAAGAGTGATCCACCGAACATACCTGCTACCCCTGCCATATGGAAAGGATGCATAAGAATGTTATGCTCTGCTTGGAATACGAACATGAAGTTAAACGTACCAGAAATACCTAGTGGCATTCCATCAGAGAATGAACCCTGACCAAATGGATATACTAAGAACACTGCGAAAGCAGCAGATACTGGAGCACTATATGCTACACAGATCCATGGTCTCATACCTAGACGGTATGATAGTTCCCACTGTCTGCCCATGTAAGCAGAGATTCCAATAAGGAAGTGGAAGATAACCAACTGATAAGGACCACCGTTATACAACCACTCATCTAGAGTAGCAGCTTCCCATATAGGGTAGAAGTGTAATCCAATAGCGTTGGAAGATGGAACGACAGCACCAGAGATGATGTTGTTACCATACATGAATGAACCTGCAACAGGTTCACGAATCCCGTCGATATCTACGGGAGGAGCAGCAATAAATGCCACGATAAAGCAAGTAGCAGCAGCTAACAAGCAAGGAATCATTAAAACTCCAAACCAACCGACATAAAGTCTGTTGTTTGTACTTGTAACCCACTCACAAAACTCACTCCATCCTGACAGTAGACCTTGCTCTCTTCTTGAGATTGTTGTCATCTGAAATTAATAGAACGTTTTTATAGAGTTGGTATAAAAAGACTAATTGTAACCCCGTTTAGTCTTGGTCAGGGGGAATATAGGTCCGAAGACACTAACATTATATATAAAACTTTACAATTTGTCAAATGCCTATGGACGGTTTTTTAGGTGGTCCTTATAGAGTTCGTTGACTTCTTTAAATGCTTCCATCATATTACCTCCCTCTGAATACTTTTCTATTAGTTTTCCTATGACTCCTGTTTGTATTACCTGATCACAAAACTCATAAGATTCCCTATCGATCTGATTAAACTGTGTGATTGCTGCCAAAGCAAACTTTCTTTGGTCTAATAGATCAGAGTTGTCGTAGCGATAAGAGTCAATCATAATTAAGCATAGAAAAAGGAGCCTACATTGCTGTACATGTATGCTCCTATTATAGCAATAAAAATTAAATGTTGCATAGCCTGGTAGAAATACTTATTAATATAATATATAGGTATTTCTACTCTGTGTCAAGCCCCCTGATAAACGGGAGTCATAACACCACCACCCTCATCATCATCGTCATCATCATTACGAAACGCACGCAACAATAACTCTACCATAACTAACGCTGCCATTGGATAGAAACACCAAAGGATTGCTACAAATGGAGAGAATGTATTGGTTTCGAATGCGAGATCAGACACTAACTGTATTTGCGATGGTACTTAGACTTGCTGCTACCATAAAGATGTATGGTACTAACTTTAATGGTACTGGATGATTCATTAGACGTAACCTGGAATGAGTTGTCCTGTGGTTAAGTATGCTCCGATACCTGCAATGATGCCGAGCATTGCTACTCTTCCGTTGAGTTTTTCGGCAATTGTTTTTTGTGTGGAATCATTCATTAGAATATACCTGGAATGATTTGACCAGTTGAGACGTATGCTCCGACTGCTGCTACGAAACCTAGCATAGCCATCCATCCGTTAAACTTTTCTGCTTCTGGTGTCATTTGTTTGCTCCTTTTCTTTGATTGTTAATAGGGTTAGAAAGTTCCTGCCCATGCAGGGGTGTAAGAGACCTCAGTATCTAAACGATACCTGGCACGATCCATCCGAATAGACCGTAGTTTATTACTGCTGCTGCAAATCCAATCATCGCAAGGCGACCATTGATTAGTTCTGCGTTCTTCCAGTAATCATATCCTTCCATCACCTCGATTTGAGGTTCTGTTCCGAACATGTTTTGTCTTCCACCATCTTCGTTAGTGATGCCAAGTCTGGCTCGTGAAGAAGTTGTCATGTTAAGTTGTGTAAAGAACTGTTACATAATTATATAGCAAAGATTAAATTTCTGTCAAGCCCCCCTAGGTGTTGATACCTACACCACATGGTTTTTGCTACAGTATTGTGACAGTTATGTAAAATGGAACCATCCAGTAGCTATAATTTTCTCTGAAGTCTCTGACTTCCTACCTCGGTGGTGATAAGTCCAATCTGCTGGCCAAATAACTACTCTACCTTTCTTAGCAGGAACATAAAGATCTTGATGGAACCACTCAGTACCACCATCAGGAACATCATTAAGATAGATCATCCATACAAGGTGTCTGTATGTACCTGCTCGTGAAGATGATTGACGTTCACAATGCCAGAGGTGATACCCTCCACCAGGTTTATAGTATTGTAAGTTAAAGAACTCTTCCACTTTCCACACTGTAGTCTTAGCAGCAAGTGGAAACTTATCAACGTATCTATTTGCTGCAGCATTGAGTGCTTCTACAAAATTAGATACTCTTTCATCCTGTATCCCAACAAACACTGCTGTATCCATTGAGTCTTTGATGTCAGGGTTATATAATCCACCACCATCGTCACCTATAGTTTCACCTTGCCATGTACTAAAGATCTTTTGGTTGTGATGGAAATCTATTAGACCATCCACCACATCCTCATTCATGTCCTCCATATAAAGAAAGTCTTCACGAGGATGTGCTAACCTACCATCAACTATGATAGGTTCTGGATTTAGTTTACTTATCTCCATGCTGGTCCTTGTATCCATCCGACTAAAGAATTTCTGATTCCCTTCTTAACAGGATTGACTTGATGATAGTCATCTGATTGGAAGAAGATCATTGTACCTGCCTTGAGAGGTATCTCTTGGTTAATAAGTACGAACTCACCACCCTCAAAGTCCTCATTTAATAAGAGAGTGAAAGATATCTTACGGATCTTTTCATTAGGTCTTTTATTCCTACACCACTCTGACTCATCTTGATGCCAATCATATCTATCACCTTCCTCATACTTGGTGACCTGTAATGGTTCCAAGAAATCTATATCAAAGAACCAGTTCGCTGCTTCGTTTACTCTTGTACAATAAGATTTCACAACATCATTGAGTGTTTGAGATTCGATAAAGAATACCTTCGATGTCCTTACACCTTCGATCTCTGTCTCTTCATACTCTGGAGTACCTATTGTATCCTTGATCCTATTAAACTCATCGTCTTCTAGATCAACTGTTACATAACGATCTCTGTAGTTCATACTGGTCCTCTTCTTATATCCATAGGTTCTGGTTCTCTTAGCATACCTTGTCCTTTACCTGCAAAGTTCATAGAAATAACAACCCTTTGCTTATCACTCTGATTAGGATCTTGACAGTGATGTACAAATGATGGGAAGAATACTATGTCACCTTCCTTTACTTCGGGAGTGAACTCTTGTACCTCACCATTAATCCAATCAGGGAAGGGTGAATAGAATGTAGTAGGTTTATGTATAACAGGATCGAAGTCCACATACATTACTGCTGACACTCCAACAGGACCATGATTATGTACTCCGTGCATCTTTCCACTTCGAGTAGCTTGGTACCACATATTAATGATACGCAATGGTATTGGATAGTCCTCCTGAAACTCATCCAGGATGGGTTCTAATGCCTCTTTAACAAGGTAATAGTAGTCTGGTAACACTCCACGCTTATTATTATCATAAAAATCTGACTCCATGTCGTCAAAAGACGCTCTACCACTGGAGGATATGGTTGCTAGGGTACTGCCACCCGTTAACTCACTTAAAATTCTTGGTTTCCACTTGTCCCACTCAGGGATATGGAAACTCTCAATTGGAACTAGAAACATTTTTAATAAACCATTCAGCGTCAACAACAGCAAGAGCTTTCTTTCTATTCTTCTTCATGAATAAGACTGGCTCATGGTCTCCAGAGTTTGCCTGTGCCTGTGCATATGCTTCATACACATTGAGTTTCTCTTGGTTCTTACATTCTATACTAAAGGGGAACTTTTGTCTAGCATCCCTTGCCATTATTAAGTCTTCACCACCTGCACCCATGCTCCTAGACTCTATGTCCTCTGGATGTATCTCACGGTGTTCTATCAGTTGGTCTCTGACCCACTGCTGAAACAAACGTCCTTTAGCTTTGGCACTTTGTGGTCTCATAATATAAGTTCTTCTGGTACACATCTATGTATGTTGATGTTGTAAGAGATAATTGTCTTACGATCTGATGTATTCTTCATGCCACGATGTGTCCAATGAGATGGGAATACTATTAGATCTCCTTCCTTACAATCCAATGTCATAGATTGCATAGTGTAAGGAGATACTACCTGAGTGGGAGCCGATCCACTAGGAAACTCCAGATAATACACACCAGTAAAATGTCTGCCATGAATATGCCAAACATGATTCGATCCTTTTTCATATTGTTGATACCATATTTGATCTACAGAAAAATCCAAGTACCCTAGTTCATCCATGGTCTTGGTTAATGCTTTAAAGAGATATGGTTTGATTACTTCCACCCACTCTCTATCAAAATCAAATGAGAGATCAAAATCATACTTAGAAATATATGATGTCCCATCATCTAAAGTAGGATCACCAGACTCTGCTATCAAAGATAAGATCTTCTCTCTTACCTGTGGTGGCAGATCATAATGATCCTTTGCTATGCAATCTAGTACTGGAATTTTATCCATAAAGATTTGCGTTGTGTGCCCTACGAGGGGGTTTGTATTTTAGAACTGGTCTTCTTGCAGCAAGATATATTCTGAGTAGTTGCTCAGAACTCACCGCCATCGTTGTCGAGTTTGTCGTACCCGAATTTTGTCTCCTCTTTGTTTTGATCATACCATGGATGAATGTATACGTTTGGATTCTCTTTAAGAGCATCATCTAATCTTAATGCTAGAGTCTTTAGTTCACTAGCGATTTCTTTTACTGAATCATAATTCATGCCCTGTCTTACCTATGTTGTAATTGTTTTGGATGGGATCTTCGATGATAGATTTAATGTGCAGATTCTTACCATGTCTTTCGTAGATGATTTCTTTTACCTCATCTTTAGTATCACATATAACTTCCTCATGGAAAGTTAAACCATGGGTGACCTCGTTACCAAAGTCTCCTTGCCCATGGAGGTATTGCTGAAACTGTACTTTAAACTTCACGTTCTTTAATGATCTCTTTGACTTTCGCCCAATCTGCATTAAAGATTTGTAAACCTTTCTCGGTTAGGATATGGTTGTACATACCCCAGAATAATTTAGGTGGCATAGTAACTATGTCTGCTCCAACTTGGAAGCAACTTGACACATCATAAACTGATCGTAATGATGCAGCAAGTATCTGTGTGTCTCTTTCGTGTGTCTCAAATGTCTTTACAATATCTCCAACAAGTTTGACACCATCAAAATTATTATCCTGTACTCTACCTACAAATGGTGACACATATCTTGCACCTGCTTTAGCAGCAAGTATTGCTTGTGCTACAGAGAAGATAAGAGTTACATTAACTGGTATCTCATCAGACTTTAAGTCTCTACATGCTTTAAGTCCTTCTATATTACATGGAACTTTGATAGTAATGCTTGGATGTATATTAATATACTCGTCTGCCATGTCTAGCATCTCTTCAGAGGTGTCTCCAGACACTTCAGCAGAAACAGATGCATCCCATGAGAATAAATCACAAATTCGTTTTAGTACTTCTTTTGGGTCTTCCCCTGCTTTAAGCATGAGGGAGGGGTTTGTAGTTACTCCATCAATCAGACCAGTATCAACTGCTTTAGTAATCTCATCAACGTTGCTACTGTCTAGGAAGATTTTCATTGCTCTTTTTGTCGTTGCATTATTTAGTAAGGAGGGTGGTTGGATTCCTGTATACCAACAAGAGATGGGCATTTCTACAGTTTAGAAATCATCTCTGCCTGAGACCCGACTGGTAAGTCGATTCTCCTAGTTCCCTAGGAGCAGCACCACCTGTGTCTCATCACCTTAACCAGCTATATGCCAGTAAGTTTATTCAGTCACACCCAATGTGCTGATCAGGCACAAAGTTATTATGGCATGAAAAAAGGAGGGTGTCAACCCCTCCTGTAATCTTACTTCTTCTCAACCTTGATTCCTCTATAGACTAGAGGTTGCTGATTAGATTCTTTTGCATCCTGATTAGGACGATTCTTGGTGTCGTAAGATACACCTCTGTATGTGACTTGTGCCATCGGTTTACTCCTAAAGTAGTTGGGATTTTAGCCCCGTTCCTTCAGTCGGCATTTGCGTCGCTATCTTCCACGCATCCTTTTAGAAAGACCTCAACGAGTTCTTCCTTTTGTTCGTTAGTTAAATCCCTATTAGTCCTGACACCCTCTGCTAACCAGAGTGCATCGGAACAAGCAAGAGCTGTAGCTAGAATGATGGGGTACATAGTGATGAACGATCCGTTCCGTGTCGGCTTACTTGCGTCTTGATCTGTATCAAGATGAACGTAATGTCATGATAGCATGACAAAACTATTTATGCAAGTTTACATTTTCTTAATTCTGTTCGGTAAACCCATCGGACGTGTCCGTCTCAAGTCCCTGCGTAAAGCACGGAGGAAACTCAAGTGGTCCATAATACCACGATGAGGGTCTCTCAGCGAGCCAATCACCTTGTTCTCTTGGTAAGAATGTTTCTTCTTCCATGGTCGTCTTGTCAATAACTTTGCTCCTAAACCAGTTGGTTAAGTTAAAGCTCAAAGTTTGCAAACGTGTCTTCATTAACATTTTGTTTGATACCTCCGACAACATAAGACTCAATCTCGGTCTCCTGTGGTGCATTCTGCTGACCTTTGCTATTTAGCCAGTGATTTGTCCACGGTAACGGATTGTTCTTAGCTGAGATATCAAACTCTGGTTTAAGTCCTATGGCTTTCATTCTACGATTAGCAATCCACTCTATGTACTGACATAATAGTCTGTCATTGAGTCCAATCATAGATCCTTTTTCGAAAAGGTATCTTGCCCAATCTTTTTCTTCATCAACTGCTTTGAGGAACATCTCTCTGACGTTTTCCTCCTCCTCTTTGGCGATCTCTATCATCTCTGGATCGTCACCCTTCTTCCACTTGTGGATTATTTTTTGAGTAAGGATAAGATGCTGGCTTTCGTCTCGTGCGATGAGAGAGATAATCTTAGCGGATCCCTCCATAAGCTTGAGTTCACCAAATGCAAACGAGCAAGCGAACGAGACGTAGAATCTAATACCTTCGAGAATGTTAACATTGATTACTGCTCGATAAAGTCTTCGTTTAATGTCATGTAGAGTCCAAGTTGCTGTGGGGGATTGTTTGTATCCATCCTTCCACATGTTACCAACCGCCCACTCTTGTGCAGTGTCGATGAAGTCATCGTATGCTGCGGTAACACTTTGTGCTCTCTTTATTATTTTATCGTCGTCCAATGTAGTGTCAAGCACTTCACTTGGATCAGCGTAAACATTTTTAATAATATGGGTGTAAGATCTGGAGTGAATACCCTCCATGAACTCCCATATACTCATAGCACCTTCCAACTCAGGTAAAGAACAGTATGGTTTAAATGCCATGCCTGGTCCTCTTCCTTGTACAGAGTCTAATAGGATCTGATACTTGAGGTTACTTGTATATATGTGTTTCTGTTGTTCGTTTAACGTTTTGTAATCTGCTCTGTCCTTCTGTAGTGAAACCTCCTCAGGTCTCCAGAAATAACCTAGTTGTGATTGTGACAAGCGTTCGAAGTCAGGATACTTATAATCAATGTATTGTTGCATTCCTAAAGGTGCACCAAAGAACATTGGTTGTTTCTTTGTGTCAATCTTCTGTGCATTAAAGACTGTTGTACCCATCTAACCTCCTATGAAACCTGTTGCCACTTTCCATAATCCCTTGAGTGATGTAAGCAGTGGATACTTATCACGGGTTTGTATCTCGTCAAACAAATACATGTTGAGTCTAAATGCGTAGTTCGCTTCTGCGATCATAGCATTCTTTTGACTTTCGTCAAGTGGTAGTTCATCTAAAGCAGCACGATACTCTGTCTTAAATGCTTTAGCATCATCTATGTAAGGGAACTCATAGAAGTGTAGACCTGCTCCCTTCGGAGGTTTTAATGCCTTCTCTGCTATGTTCTTTAGTATCTGACCACCTGATAGGTCACCAATATATCTAGTGTAATGATGTGCTACAAGAAGATAAGGATCATTCTGTGCAACCTCATTAAGTCTATGAATATATGTCTTACATGCTTCAGACTCACCTTTATATACATCATTCCTCCACATAGGACCATAGAAATATCTAAGATCCTGCTCAAGAAATGCAGTACGATTTAGTCTTACCTGATACTTCTTAAGTATAGAAGCAATAGGATCTTTTGTATCCTTTATCAGTTCTTCCATCGTGCTATAGACATAGAAGAAGTTAGTTATTAGTTTCTTATACTCTTCTTCATCCACTACACCTCGGAGGAAAGCACCAACAAACTTGGTATTTTCTGCTGCCGAGTGGGACTTCTTAGTCCCTGCCTTTAGATCTGCACTAAACATTACATGCCTCACATTCTGATTCATCACCAGATAATATTTCATCAACGAGATTATTTAGATACATACCCTCGTTGTCCTCATGTGGTTGTTCATCCTTCCATCCGATTGGATGTGCAGGTTCATCAACATCCTTCTTAGCATCATATGTATTCTGATAGTAAGAAGTTTTCCATCCTAATTTATAGGTAGTCAAGAAGTCTCTTGCCATCACATCCATAGGAACTTCATTGTCAGGATAGTTCTCTGGATTATATGACCAGTTACCACTTATTGCTTGATCAAAGAACTTCTGCATCACTGCTACGACATTGATGTAACCCTCGTTAGATGGCATATCCCATAGTAGTGTGTAGTTATTCTTTAGTGATTGATAAGACGGAACAATCTGCTTAAGTGGTCCTTTCTTTGATTTCTTAATGGACAAGTAGTCTCTAGGTGGTTCGATTCCATTGGTTGCATTTGACACAACGGAACTGCTCTCCGAAGGCATCTGTGCGGACAGAGTGCTGTGCCTGAGACCGTGGGTGGTGATAGATGTCCTAAGACTATCCCAATCATGCTTGAGGTTATGAGGTACTATAGAATCTACATCTCTCTTATATGTATCGATAGGTAGTATTCCATCAGCATATTTTGTGTCATCAAATCCTGCACATCTTCCTCTCTCCTGAGCAAGTTGGTTAGATGCTTTCAGTAGATAGTATTGGAATGATTCTGTTAGGTCATGAACCATCTGCCATGCAGCAGGGTCATCATACTTGACACCATTCTTAGCAAGATAATGTGCTAAACCAATGTATCCTATACCTAATGACCTGCGTGCTATTGTGCTACGTTCTGCTGCCTTTACAGGATAGTTTTGATAGTCTATTAGTTCTTCTAGTCCACGAACAGCAAGGTCACAGAGTTCATCCATCTGATCTGTGTTTGTTATCTTACCTACGTTGATAGCAGATAGAATACAGAGTGCAATCTCTCCTCCTACATCATCTATATGATTGATAGGGTCAGTAGGTAGAGTAATCTCTTGACATAGGTTACTCATGTTAACTTTATCCTTAAAGGATGAGTGCTCATTACAATGATCGATATTCATAATGTATATACGACCTGTCTCTGCCCTCTCCTTGAGGATGTCAAGCATTAATTCTTTTGCTTTAACTGTAATTCTGGGGATGGATTCGTCCCTTTCGTAACTGCAATATAGGTCATCAAACCTATCGGTCCCAAAACTCTCATACAAGTCAGGACAATTATGGGGAGAAAAAAGCGAGATTTCCTGATTCCTGATAAACCTTTCATAGAATAACTTACTGATCTGAATACTATAATCTAACTTTCTGACTCGGTTGTCTTCGGTTCCTTTGTTGTTCTTGAGGACGATGATGTCTTGGATTTCCTGATGCCAGATAGGAAAGTGGACAGTAGCTGACCCTCCTCGGACACCGTTTTGAGTACAGCATCTAACAGTGCTTTCGAATTTTTTAAGGAAGGGGACAACACCTGTGTGCTGAACTTCTCCCCCTCTGATTTTACTGTTGATGCCACGGATTCTCCCCGCATTAATACCGATACCAGCCCTCTGTGCGACATATTTGCCAATAGCCATATCACTGCTAAAGATACTATCGAGGGTGT